GTGAGTGAAGTGCGGGGGGGGTCTCTAGGGTACACATGCCCTATGGAGGGGCCCTCCCCTAGCCCTCTGGGAGGCTCTCTAGCATCTGGGAGGGCTGGTACCATCGTATATTGCCTAGACTATTCCAAGCGCGGTATACAGTCTGTATAAACTCATCCGTATAGAAGAACTCGTTATCCTTGGGCTGCATAATATGGAGAGTATTCTTAGAGCCCTTCGCAATCGAACCAATGAGATCTAATATCTCCTTCTCTGGGAACCCATCCTTATACAGCTGGTTAACGTTAACCATAATCCAGAAGGGATCCTGCTCTTCGTTAATCAGATCTTCCATATAATCTATAGCCTCCGGTCTATCTAACGGAGCTGCCAATACTTTTATATCCATACCTTGTACCTCTACTTATCGATAAGTATTTATATTTTTTCTGGAGTTCTCCTCTATCTCCGGAATCGATCTCTATTGTATCTCTTTCTCTCTTTCCGCTTATCGGGCTTCGAGTATGGAGTAGAACCTCGCAGCTCTCCTTCCTTATACATTCTCATAGCAATAGCTGCAGCTTGCTCCCATCGATAGCCCTCTCTTATCAATCGAGAGATCTTGTACTGGATGAGCAGATTATCTTCCTTAGATCTCCTCATAGCTCTCACTCTCCTCTTCCCCGTTATGCCCTCTTACATGATTGACAGTAGCGAGTATCGCTCCCATTAATCCCAGAGCTGGGAAGCCCTCGTTACGGAAGTCTAGATCTACTCCGTTCGTATCCCACTTCGCATAGATATAGATCTCTCCGTTTACTGTTATAATGGAAGTATCTCCTATGGTATCGCATGAGATAGCCTCGTGCATCTCTTCGATCTGTTTCTCTAGGAAGTTCTGAGCGGTAGAGATCTGGAAGCGTTCTTCTATCTCAATACCCGGAAAGAGTTCCGATAGAGAGATGCCTTCGAGCTCTGGGATTACTAGTTTCTGTTTGAATTTCATACTTTCACCTTATCATATATGGAGGGCTTATGCCTACTGTTAGAGTACCGCGAGAGATACAGCTTATCGCTCAGCGTGCAATAGATTATAACCTCGAGCAGCCAATGAGTAAACGAGCTGCGTACAAAGAAGAGAACGGGAAGCGGAAGCCCGGTACCGGAATGAGGACTGCTAGAAGATTAGCATCTGGAGAGGTAGACCTCGAGCAGCTTAAGCTTATGGATGCATGGTTCGCTAGGCATGCAGAAGCGGAAGGATCTGCGGAAGCTAGGCAAAATAAAACGAGTAAGGCTGCTATCGCTTGGGCTCTCTGGGGAGGAACTCCTGCTCGGAGATGGGTTAAGCGTTCTATCCGTAAGCTAGAAAACAGTAGAAAACAGTAGATATACACTAGATAACACTACGAATAATCTACGATATGCTCGCTGCTACGGGCTCGAGGTTGCAATATTGGTACCTTCGAGCCTTGAGTAGTGTATATATAATATAATTACTAATACCTATTTATATTCTCTATATAAACTAATACCTAATATAGGGCTATTTTTGGTACTTTGTCCCCTATACATCGAAGTTATAGCAGATTTACCCTAGTGTTATCTTCTGTATTTTTACTGTTATCTAGTGTATTTTTTGATTAGATCGGGGGCTATCCAGTCTAAAATCCTTACTGGTTAGCTGTGTAGAAAGGCACTAGTCAGAAGAGAAAAAGGCACTAGTGGATAACTCTGTGGATAACTCTGTGGATAACTCAATCGAAGCCCATTCTAGCGCGATAGTATCCTGTTGATAACTCTGTGGATAACTAAAAAGAAAAGAGCTCGGAGGTGACTCCGAGCTCAAAACATCATGCCAAGAACAAAAACATAACATCCAACCAATGAGAGCATTATATACTCTCCGAGGATGGAATACAAGAATTATTTTCTAATCCATACTCGCTGCCCATCTTGGATTACTTGCTTATATCCAGATTCCTTACAGATCTGAGCGATCCGCTTAGCGTTACCGGTATGCTGCTGGGATACTGGAAGCTCCAGCTCGTGCATAATCTCTGTAGTATTGTTTTTTCCAATTAGGATCGCCTCTCTAACCTTGATAGTCCAAGGGTCATCGATAATGTAAGCTTGCTGTAACTCGGAGAGCAGCTTCTGGGATTCCCATTCGAGATACCAGATCTTACCATCTAGATATTGATCTAGAGCCTCTGCGAAGATCTGCTCTCTCCAGGTCTTAAGATATCCGAGATCTACTTTATTCGATACCGTAATAGGCCATACTCTACGCTCCGGACCATCACTTAAGAACTGGTAATTGTTCGAGGTTCCAGCGAACACTACTCTCCGGAGATAGCTCTTAGGAAATTGCTGATATGAGGGTCTGAACTTATCCTCTGCGGAGGATATGAAGGCCTTAAAGTTATCTGCGGTTCTTCCTTGGAGGGAGTGTAGCTCCGCGAGCTCCCATAGCCAAGTTTCTGTAGAATGGATTAACTCGAGGCTATCCTTCTTAGAGATATCCAGAGGACTATCTGAGAACCAATCCTCTCCAATGAGGGTCTTAAGTCCAGTAGACTTGCCTAGCCCCTTCTCTCCGCAGAGGACTAGGAAGGTATCCATCTTGCATCCGGGCTTCATTGCTCGCGCTACCAGAGAGATAACCCACTTACTACTCATCTCCTGTATAAGTGCTTCTGAACCGGGGATAATCTGAGCTCGGAAGGCATTGCGGAAGAGATTATGGATACGAGGCTCTCCATCCCAAGCAGGGAGATGAGTTAACCAGCTCTTGATATTCTCTTGCATCTTCTGATGAGCTACGCGAAGTACTGCTCTCTTGATATCTGCGCTAGGGTATCTTATGTTATATGCTCGCTCGATATGCAATCCAATATCTTCGAGATCTGGATCCCAGAGCTCTCTCTCCTTCCAGATTACTTTATTCGAGTGATCGTTATAGCAGAGGCTCTCGTAGATTGGATCGTTCTCTAAGATGAGCGCGATATTATTTCTATTGGCATAAGGCTTGGGAGCTCGTGTTAGCTCTCCTTCTTTATTGTACTTGGCTTCGCTCTTCTGTAGCATATCCCAGGTATCGATATGGGCTTCCTCTGGAGCGTGTTTATATTCTGCTTCGAAGCCCATCTGCTTAGCGATCTTAAGCATCTTTTCCATTTGTTCTTTTGTCATTGTGCTTTCTCCTGTAATCGTTCTACTGCGTAGCTGTATTCTTTTCCGCAAGCTGCTATCGCTGAAATAATAAGAGCATGGAAGCTGGAGAGATCTCCTCCTTTAGCCTCGTTAAGTACCTCGCATAATAGCACGAGATTAGATAACCGAGGGGAATATCTCTTGGATCCATTCATACTGCTATAGCTTACTCCGGATTGCTCGGAGAGTTCTGCTCTTGTTATTGGCAGCTTCTCCAGCTGCTCTGCTAACCACTTATTAAAATACATTGTACCTCCGTATTTTTTGGTTTATTGGTTATCGTTCTTTGTTTGTTTCTCTTTCGTTCGTAGTCTACGCTCTGCATACATATTCTCATGCATAGACCGGAGGCCCCTCATAATGAGCATATTGTACTCTTCTCTGCTATCGCTCAGCACCTCGCAGATCGCTAGATAGGTATCGAGCTTGGGATATCTTCCTCCTTCTGTCATAAATCTTTTAAGTGTAGGAAGCGTTAACCCTATCCCCTTCGCTAGGGCCTTAAGGGTAATATTCTTATACTCTGCATATCTGAAGAGATGGTTACCGAATGGGGTACAGTTCATAGGCTTATGAGGTACTTTCTTATTTATCTTTTTCATACTAGATCTCCTAGAAATCCCCACCAAGAGCATTTATTAGCGCGGTTACAGTGTGGGTACCTGACCGCGTGCATTAAGTCTGGATCGATTGAGAAGTAGACCTCCTTCTCTCCGCAGGATGGGCAAGTAATATTCCGGGCTACATTGCCTTGAATACTCGCTCCGAGCTGCTGAGCGATTCCCATTCTATATTCTGGATTATGGAATAGAGCCTCCATACCTGTCTTAGCTCCAGCTCGCTTGCTCTCCCATCTCTGGTATCTTCGCTTTATTACCTCTTTTGGAATATGGGAGTAATCCAAGCGGAGGAGGCCTGCTCCCTTATGGGCCTTCGTTCTCTGCAGAGCAGAATCCGCTCTATCTGGAAGAGCATATCTATAATACATTCTAGCGCAATCCGTTAGAGCATTGCTATCCGGTTCTCCTTGTCCCACGAGCTTATCCCAGAGCTCCTTAGCTGCCTTCGCTGCTCGCTTCCAGTCAGTAGCTGGAATAGGCTCCTCGAGGGGAAGAACTATTCTCCACTTCTCTATCTCTGCATTATTGGAGTAGCTGGTATGGGCTATATAATGGTACTCCTGGAAGGCATGATGCCAAGCAAAATTTGTACCATCATCTAGATCGAATACTAAGCAGGAGATCTCTACCGCGTGAGCTCCGCAGCGAGTACCAGCGAAGATAGTAGGACTCCAGAGAGGGAGAGAGCCCTTTTCTCTCACCTTATAAGGAACCGCAGGAAGCATTAAGGCCTTCGCGAGCTTCCGCAGATCTAGCTCCGCTTCTACTGGTACCCTCTCGAACTTGCTAGAGAAGGTGCTTATCTTAAAAGTTTTCTCCATCTCTCCTCCTAGAATAGCTTGCTTTGTCTAGAGTGCTCGGTATACCGGGCTAGCGTTCTCTCGAAGTACTCCGCATCGATCTCCCAAGCATCTAGATCGAATCCCAGATCGTAGCAAGCGCAAGCGATGGAACCGCTCCCAAGATGAGTATCGAGTATCCGATCTCCTTCCTTAGCGAACTTCTGCAGCTGCCATTTATAAAGCTCGATAGGCTTCTGAGTAGGATGGATTTTACCTCCCCTTCGGTTATCGAACTTGAATAGAGGAGCAGGCTTATTAAAAGAAGTCCAGCCCATCTCCCATCCTGAGAAGTTCTCCCAGGGCTGCACCTTATCCCAAGCAATTACGCAGCGAGTAGGAGGTAGATCGAAGTAGTTTCCACCCCATACGATTTGCTCTTTACTTACTCGGAAGAGCTGCTCGAAGTACTCCGCAGAAGGTGCAGTATCCCATCTCTTAATCTTGGTATCTCGATTAAGGGCTCTTTTCTTAAGCTTACCGGATCCTTGAAAAGCAGAAGCAGTATCTATTCCATACGGAGGATCTACTATTGCTAGATCGTATTGGTTATCCTCCATCTCTCGCATAGCAGCTAGAGAGCATCCGAGCTGGAGATTTATAATTGGATCCTTACGCATCTTCGCTCCTCCATTGGTAGATAGAGAATAGAGTATGGGCTTCTTCCATCTCTCCTGCGTAGTAATCTTCGCAGAGGATAGAGCATACCCGGTTATCATCTATCCAGATCTCGCTCTGGGTAATGATATCGAGTACCATCTTCAGCAGATTATCGAGATCGGGCTTCTTAGGCCTCCATATTCTACCATGAGGGAGAGGGCCCTTAACTCGGGTTAAGCTCTTCGTTCTAGGATGGATAAAAGAGATCTGGATCTTAAATACTCCATCGAGGGGAATCCAGTCCTCTCCCTTCGCAGCTGTTAGATGCTTAATCTGCTCGTTCTTATAGGTTCTCGAGGTCTGAGCAGTATAGGCTCTTCCTGTCTTAGTAAAACGAGGCCTCCCCATTGCTACGGGAGGGCCTTGCAAGATTCCTTGATATGATAACTTCCACATTATACCCTCTCCATCTCTATCATCTTCGAGAGCTTCGTATACTTGGCTTCCCAATCCTCCGGATATACCATCTCGCAGAATCGAACCAGAGCAGCTACAGAAGGAACCGTATCTCCTGCTATCCACTTGCTAACCGCGTTCTCTGTTACCTCGCAGAAAGAAGCAATATCTCCCACCGAGTAATCGCTAGCGAGTATGGAAGCTCGAAGCAATCTAGAGAACTGTGGAGATTTGATAGCGCAATACTTAGCGCGAGCCCAGGCCTTAGCCTCCTCGGAGCTCCACTCGAATACCTCACGCTTAAGAACTAGTCCGTTAATCTTAACAGTAGCTTCCCATACCCAAGAGCAGTAGATAGGGCTCCAGATCTTACAGAGCTCTCCGATCTCACGTACTCCGCTTAACATGGCAGTATCATCTAATACAATAGGATTAGCTGGGGTTCTGCTATTGCTCATCTTACGGAGCTTAACTCTCCCGTTATCCTTGACATATTGTCTGCGGTGCTTATTCATTGTTATCTCCTTTTGTGATTGTGTATTGTACTTCGATTCCGCATTCTAGGATCTCTATACTATCAATACCGCTGCATGAGCTCGCGAGCTCTTCTAATGTTTCTAAGCTGTAAGGGTACCATCTGCTTAAGCCCCCTCTCCAGTGAACGATAATAATCTTAGTCATCTTATACCCCCATCGCTAAGCAGAGAATCGCGTAAGCAGCTGGGATAGCGAACATACCCACCGCTACTAGGAAATAGGCTAGAATAGTATCTTTTGTGTATTGGTTCATTGTTTGTACCTCTAGTGAATGGGGAGGAAGCCCTCCCCGGATTGATT